GAAGTGACGACCCTGCTCGGCGGGCTGGCGCGCCGGTCGTCCCCTGAGGATCCGACGGTCCCCCTGTCGAGTGCTTCGCTCGCATCGTGGCTCACCGGTAGCCCATCAGACGCCGGCGTATCCGTCACTGAGCAGCGGGTGCTCGGCCTTCCTGCGTTCTACCGTGCGCTCGCCGTCACGTCCGGAACACTCGGTGCGCTCCCCGTCCACGTCTACAAGTCGGGCACCCGGCAACGGGTCGACCGCAAGACCGTTCTCGACAAGCCGAACCCCCGCCAGACCGCCACCGAGTGGCGGCGCACGTCGAAGCTTCACGCCCTCACCTGGGGTGCTGCCGTGGACCGCAAGGTACGCAACGGCGCCGGGCAGGTCGTCGAAGTGTGGCCGATCCACCCGTCCCGCGTGCGGGTCGTGGAGACCAACCCGACCAGCGCCGACCCCGCCGGAAAGCTGTTCCTCATCCGGCAGTCGAACGGCACCGAGACCAGGCTCACCAGCTACGACGTACTCCACCGCCCGTTCATGTCGATGGACGGAGTCACTGGGGTCCGGCCGCTGGAGCTGTTCCGCCAGTCGCTCGGCATCGCGATCGCGGGCGACGACTCCGCCGCCCGCCTGTTCGCCAACGGATCCCAGATCAAGGGCATCCTGACCACCGACGCGAAGCTCGAGGACGGGTCAGCGAAGAAGCTCAAGGCCCGGTGGAAAGAACTCACCAGCGGCGTGGCCAAGGCCGGCGACATCGCCGTGCTCGACGCGGGCGCGAAGTTCCAGCCGATCGCCCTCCCGCCCGCCGACGCTCAGCTCTTGCAGTCCCGGCAGTGGGCTGTATCCGAGCTGATCCGCATGATCGGCCCGCCGCCGCACCTCGCCGGAGACGTCGAGAAAACCTCATCGTGGGGAACCGGCATCGAACAGCAGGTCCTCGGATGGGTGAAGTTCACGCTCCAAGCGTGGATCACCAACGACGAAGAGCGGTACGACGACGAACTGCTCCCCCCCGGCACCTACTCCAAGACCGTCCTCGAAGGCCTCCTGCGAGGCGACTCGGCTGCCCGGTCACAGCTGTACCACGCCGGTATCACCGACGGATGGATGACCCGCAACGAGGTCCGCAACCTCGAAGACATGGAACGTGCCGACGGACTCGACGAGTTCATCGTCCCATCGAACATGACGCTCATCTCCGTGGATGGATCGATCGTCCCGCTCTCGTCGGCTGGCGCTGCTGCCGCTGACGCCACCTCTGCCTGACCCACCCCGGTCGGCTGAACCCAACAGGAGGCACCATGCCCCCCTCTGCTGCCGCCGTGCTCGAACAGAAGCGCAGCGCCGTCTACCGCGCCACCGATCCCGCCGGCCGCCTCGTGCGATCGGCGCGCCTCGACGCTGCCACCGTCACCCGTGACGCCTCGGCGGATGGGTCGATCGGGTTCAAGGGTGAGGCCATCGTGTTCGACACGCCCACCTGGATCGGCTCGAAGCGGTGGGGGTTCTGGGAGGAGATCGCCCCCGAAGCCGTAGCCAAGACGCTGCGCGAGGCGGACGTCCGGTTCCTCCAGAACCACGACCCGAACCTGCTGCTCGCCCGCACGTCCGCGGGTGACCTCCGCAACGAGGCCACCGCCTCCGGTCTCCAGACCGACGCCGACATGGCACCGACCACCTACGCCCTCGACCTGGCGATCCTGCTCGACCGCAAGGACGTCCGCGAGATGTCGTTCGCGTTCGAGCCGCTCGCCTGGGACTACGAGGAGCGCGACGGCGAGGACTTCTACCGCATCACCGAACTCGCCCTCTACGACGTCGCCGCCGTCACCTACCCGGCCTACTCGACCACCTCGGCCGGGCTCCGGTCAGCGGCGTTCGACGCCATGTGCCGGAGCATCGGCCTCGACGCAGCGGCGGAACGAAAGCTCATGCGCGACCTCACGGGCGCGCCGGACGAGATCCTCGACGTGCTCCCGCAGCGCGCCCTCGACCTCGTCCACCAGATCGCAGACCAGGCGCCGGCCGAAACCACGCCTGACCTCGAAGGCGGCGCAAGCCGCGACGACAGCCCGCCGGCCGAAACCACGGGCGCCCCATCCACCGGACTCGACCACCTGTCGGTCCGGACCAACCTCATGAAGGGACGCCTCTGATGGCAACCGCACTGCAAGACCTGATCGACAAGCGAGCCGGAGTCTGGGCCACCGCCCAGGACTACGACAAGCGCAAGAAGGCCGGAGACGAGTTCTCCGCCGAAGACGAAGCGGGCTGGACCCGCGCCCTCGACGATGTCGACAAGCTCGGCACCGAGATCGAGAACATGCAGCGGTCCGCCGCCCTGGACTCGAAGTTCTCGGAGATCGACGAGAACGCCCGCCGCCAGGCCGCCGACGCCGCCACGCCCGACGCTCAGCCGACGGACAACGACTACCGGTCCGCGTTCGACTCCTACATGCGCCACGGCATGACCGACATCGCCCCCGAGCAGCGCCAGCTCCTCCAGGCCCAGTTCCGCAACCTCGCCCCCGGCGCGGAGCAGCGGGCACTCGGCACCACCTCCGGCTCCGTCGGCGGCTACACGGTGCCCGAAGGGTTCTGGGCCAAGGTCACCGAGACCATGAAGTACTACGGCGGCGCCACCGTCGGAGCCGAGGAGATCGCGACCACGGCGGGCAACCCGCTGCCGTGGCCGACCAACGACGACACCGCGAACGTCGGCTACATCCTCGGTGAGAACACCGCCGCCACGAACGAGGGCGACATCGCTTTCGGGCAGAAGAACCTCGGCGCCTACACGTTCGTGTCCGGCCCCGGCCTCGTGTCGCTCCAGCTCCTCCAGGACTCGGGCATCGACATCGAGTCGTTCGTCGCCCGCAAGATGGGCGAGCGCCTCGGCCGCATCGAGAACACCCGGTTCACCACCGGCACCGGTTCCTCGCAGCCCCAGGGCTACGTGTACGGCGCCTCCACCGGCAAGACCACGGCCTCGGCCACGGCGATCACCTACGACGAGATCATCGACCTCGAGCACTCCGTGGATGCCGCCTACCGGGCGTCGGGCCGCTGCGCCTACAAGTGCCACGACCTGATCGTGGCCTACCTCCGCAAGATCCGCGACGACGCGGGTGGCGCTGGTGTCGGCCGTCCGCTGTGGCAGCCGTCGGTGCAGGCCGGTACGCCGGACACGTTCAACGGCTACCCGCTGGTCATCAACAACGACATGGACTCCGCGGTCACCGCGACCAAGAAGACCATCGCGTTCGGTGACCACCAGGCGCACTTCGTCGTCCGCCGCGTTGCCGGCGGCCAGCTCATGCGGCTGGCCGAGCGGTACGCCGAGTACCTCCAGGTCGGGTTCATCGCCTACGAGCGTGCCGACTCGCTGGTGCAGGACGCGTCCGCCGTCAAGCTCCTGGTGCAGCACTCGTGAGCGGCTCGGGGCGCGACCTCAACAAGGACGTCGTCGTGTCGTCGACGCAGCTCCCGAACGTGGTCACGTCGACCACGACGGGTGTCACCGTCGACCTGGCCGGCTTCACCAAGGCCATGTTCGTCGCCCACATCGGGACGATCACCGACGGGACGTTCGCGTTCGACCCGGAAGAGTCCGACGACGACACGACCTGGACGGACGTCGCTGCCGGGGATCTCTCCGGCACGTTCGCGAACGCGACGTCTTCGGCGGACGACCGGGTGCAGGAAGTCGGCTACATGGGGTCGAAGCGGTACGTCCGCTGCAACATGACCATCACCGGCTCCCCGTCGTCGGGTGGTGCCATCGGCATCTCCGTCATCAAGGGCGGGGCACGGACCCTCCCGCAGTGATCCACCGCACCCCGGCCGCCTCACGGTGGCCGGGGTGCTTGCGGTCTGGTTCCGATCGTCGGGGGTGGGAGTCGAACCACTTACCGAGGAGCCCTACGGGTGAATGCCAGGCCCGATCCTCGAAACCACCCTTACGGCCTGGCCCGCAGGGAATGCGCCGGTCCCGACGACGGAACCAGCGTCCACCGTACACGAAGGAGGCGCAATGCGCGTCGAGATGATCCAGCACATCACCGGCACCCGTGACGGTGTCGAGTGGCCGCTCAAGGGCGGAACGATCGATCTTCCAGACCATGAGGCCGCCGACCTGATCGGCGCCGGTCTGGCGAAGGAGGCCACCAATGAAGCCGTCGAAGCCGAAGCCGACCCCACCGGGGACGGACCGGATGAAGCGCCCGCCGAGGACGGCGACGCAACCCCCGATGCCCAACCGGACGAGCCCACCGCCGAGCCGGTGAAGGCCGCGAAGAAGGCACCGGCCAAGGCTGCGCCGAAGGCGAAGGCCTGACCCAGTGACCGACCCCGCGCCGCCCACCGCGCAGGACATCCGCGACGTGTTCGCCGCCGATGTGCTCCCCGAGTCCAAGTACTCGGACGAGCTCGTCGACGGCTTCGTGCTCGCGTTCATCCAAGTGGTGGTTACGGCGCGGGGTGTCGCTCTCTGGCCGATCGAGACGGTGGAGCGGCAGACGGTGCGGACGCACGGTTCGCTGCTCGTCAACGGCCGACCGCTGCGCTCCGTGTCGGCCATCTCCTGGCGGTCGCCCCGACTGGCCGTCACCAGTTCATCCACCGAGGTCGACGGCGATCTGCTCGAAGCGATCAACACCAATGGCATCGACGGCCCGATCGGGCGCGTGTCGGGCATCCCGGCCCCGTGCGGGTCGCAGGTGACCCTCACGGTCAACCACGGCC